CTATAGAGTTACGTCAATCAGAAGTATCTGAGGGGTATAAAAGAGGAAAAGCAAAAGCAATCGCCGCAGTAGCGGGGAATCTAGTGAATCAGGCAACTCAAGGAAATGTCTCTGCAAGTATGTTTTACCTAAAGACTCAAGCGGGATGGCGGGAACAAGAGCCAGAAGTGCCTTCGTTTAACGATGACAACGTAATTCAGATTATCCGTGCTGTTAAGTCTGACTGAGCCGCAAGAGGATTTTGTATTCTCCGAGGCTAAATACCCAGCGATGATTGGGGGGTTAGGTTCTGGAAAGACAAAAGCGGGAACGGCAAGGCTTGTCCTTCTTATGGTTCAAGATAGAGGAACCAATGCCGCTTATTATATGCCGACCTATGACCTTTTAAGGCTGAGGGCAATAAGTGGTTTAGAGGAGGAGCTTGAAAACTTAGGACTGCCTTACCTTACTAATCGCTCTGACTACACAATCAAAGTCGCTAATTATGGCACTATTATTCTACGTTCATACGACAACCCGCAGAGAATTGTTGCCTATGAGGTTGCCCATTCTATTGTTGACGAGCTTGATACCCTTCCTAAAGATAAAGCAGCATTGGTTTGGAGAAAAATAACAGAAAGGAATCGTCAGAAATGCCTTCACCCTCAAGGGAATACAATTGGCTGTGTCACCACGCCAGATCAAGGGTTCAACGGCTTTATTTATAGTCGGTGGTATAAAAACAAAACGCCTTTTCATGAGGTAATTAAAGCCCCTTCAATCTCTAACCCATTCATTCCAGACGGTTATATTGAGCAAATCAAAGAGAATTATGATTCTGTTCTAGCCAAGTTATATTTAGATGGAGAAATTGTAAGCCTAACGGCTAATAAGGTTTATCACTTTTTTGACAGAGGAAACCACCATAGCGATAGAATCCTATACGATGATGATAATCATATTATGGTCGGAGTTGATTTCAATATAGGCGGATGTTGTGCCATTGTTAGTGTAGTTGAGGAGAGAGCGCCAATAACCGTTGACGAATTTATCAGCCATGACACTAGAGATTTTTGTATTAGGCTTTCCAAATATCAAAAAGAGGGCAGAAGGATTACTGTATACCCTGATGCTAGTGGGCAATCGCAGAGGACTAACGCATCAAGGTCAGATATTGATATAATACGCGACTCAGGTTATTTTGTTGACTGCCCGAGGGCGAATCCCCCCATCAGAGATAGGGTTAATGCTGTAAATGGCCTCTTATCTCATTACAAATGGCTTATCAACACAGATAACTGTCCTAATCTCACCGAAGCTCTTGAGGCGCAAGGTTATGATGGGAGGGGAGTACCTGAAAAATATAACGAACATCCTGCAATAGATGACTGGGTCGATGCGGCGGGATACTTTATCAATCGAAAATGGTCACTGAGTAGACCAATTTTTGAAACCGATATAGGCATGGCAATATGATCGATTTCCAGCACCCCAATTATGTAAACAGTATTCAACAATGGCAGCTCATTGACGATATTTGTGAAGCCAAAAATTTAAAACAATACATCGTAAAAATTAACAGTCATGACGGCTCACAGTCAGCGCAGCAGCGCAGAGATCAATTTTTTAAGAGAAGTGTCTTTTATGCAATTGCTGGATATACCGCTCAAGGATTTTTAGGAAAGGCTTTTAGTGAGCCCCCGAAATGCACAGTCCCCGATAGCTTGGATTATGTTAGGTATGACATCGACGGGGCTGGCGTATCTATCTATCAACAAGCTCAAGAAGTCTTTAAAGACGTTGTGAGAATTGGCAGAGCGGGACTGTTAATAGACTTCCCCACTGTTGACGGCGATGTTTCAAGGCAGGATATGGTTGATAACCAGACTGTTGCAACCGTCACTAGGTTTAGCGCAGACCAAATTGTTAATTGGCAAGTCAGAAAAATAGGCTCAAAAGTTAAGCCCGTTCTAATCGTATTAAAATCAACTGAAAACGAGCTGCACTATGACGGTTTTGGTTTTGATGTAATCGATATTTATATTGAACTGCGGTTAGACGATGATGGATATTATCAAAGAGAGTGGCGCAAGCATGATCTTACCGGCGAACATTATATTCATAGTGAGTCAACCCCAGTAGACAGCAGGGGGCAAAGACTAACCATGATTCCCTTTGTTTTTGTTGGCTCGGAGGCTAATACATCCAGAATTGATTTTGCTCCTATGTATGATCTGTCAAAGATCAATGTTGGTCATTTTAACAACTCGGCAATCTATGAAGATTCTGTCTTTGTTGTGGGGCAAGTGCAGCCGTGGATGTCTGGCTTATCGGGGGACACTTTGAATGACCTGAGAAAGAATGGTCAATTCATAGGCTCTGGGACATTGATGGGTGTTCCGTCTGGTGAAAAATTCGACTTCGCCCAAGCTAAACCTAACAGTCTCGCAAAAGAAGCAATGACGGATAAGGTTCAAATGATGATAGGTCTTGGAGCTATGTTCCTATCTCCAAACGGGGTGGCAAAAACAGCTACTCAAGTTGATGGTGAGCTAATGGCGCAGCACAGCGTATTGAGTCTTATCTCCTCCAATGTTTCAGAGGCTTACAACCAAGCTCTAGGCTACGTTAAATTATTCATGGGCGATGATAACGAAGAGGCCACTTTATTAATCAACAGACAATTCGTTAAGCCTAACGCATCAGCTCAAGACATTACGGCTATGGTGGCTTCATTCTTACAAGGTGCGCTCCCTATTAGTGATCTATTGAACTGGCAGAAACTTCACGGGCTGGTCGATAAAGATAAAACGCTAGAGGATTATTCTGAAGAAATAGGCATCCAAGATTCAATGGCTGATCTTGACGAAGAAATCTAATGCCTGAAAGCCCAGAAGAACTCACTGAAATAGCTACTCGCCATCAGGTTTATCTTGAAGGTTTAAAGACACACGAAGTAAAAAAGAATCAAAAGTTCCTAAAAGATATTGACCGAATTGTATCAGCCAAACTTGCGGGGAAGGATATAACTTCCTACTCAAGGAAGCGTCTGGATAAATTACTAAAGTCGGTAAGAGCTGATTTGAGAATAGTGTCAGCGAACTACTCAGATATGGCCGCTGGCGAGTCAGTAGATATAGCTAAGTATGAAAGAGACTTTGAAATCAAGTCTCTGGGCAAAGTAGTCGCTTTTGATTTTGTTGTTCCTCCGTCCTCACAGCTACGTACAGCCGTTTTTGATAACCCCCTAACTACCAATGGGGCGAACAACGGAAAGATGCTCAAGCCCTTTCTAAGAGATATGAGCAGCCGTTCTATGGAGCAAGTGGCTCTAGTTATCCAGTCTGGTTATTATCAGGGAGAAACAACAGGCCAAATCATACGAAACATCAAAGGAACGAGAGCTGCTAGGTATACCGATGGCACTATGCACCGGATTAATAGAGCTATGGCCGTCGCTACCAGAACAGCAGTTCAACACGCATCTGTCCAAGCAAGAGAACAGGTCTGGAATGACAACAAGGATATTGTCAAAAAGGTTAAATGGGTCAGCACACTGGACGGCAGAACCTCGGCAATATGCAGATCATTAGATGGCCGTGAATATCCTTTAGACAGAGGTTTAAGACCTCCCGCACATCCTAATTGTAGAAGCACAGTGGTAGCAGTATTAGATAGTCGGTTTGATGCTCTGGATAAGGGGGCTACCAGAAAAGCAAGGTCAACAAATGCTCAAGGGGAAAGCGTAGTCAAAAGCGTTCCCGCCAACGAAACTTATTACTCATGGTTGAAGCGACAGCCATCAGGCTTTCAGGCGTCAGTTATTGGGGAGAATCGGGCAAGGCTTCTGAGGAATGGGGGTATATCTGCGGACAGGTTTTCAGAGCTTCAACTCAGCAAAGATTTCAAGGAACTAACCCTAGCTGATATGCACAGGTTAGAACCTAAAATCTTTCAGAAAGCAGATGTAACCAAGTTTATTGATTAGTCTATAGCTCGATGACCATACCAGTTAAAGGTACCTAAACCCAATAGACGAGCTTGTCTGGTTGACTGTAAGTAACCCTTTTTCACAAGAGAATCTAGGGTGTTGGGGTGCGCTAGTTTGCCAAGCACTTTGTAAGTCCCGCCCGTCCCGACAAACTCGCGATGCGGCAAGTCCTGATAAGCCTTCAATACTTTCTTTTGCGCTGCTGTTAGATTAGTTGCTTTCATTTTGACTCTCCTTGATTAGAGCAATCGTGGTTAGAAGGATAGTTCTTTAGACCGC